CTCTGTGTATACAACGCAGAAACACAGTTTTTCAGCACCTCATTTACATCGATCTGACCATAGGTATTTTCCTGGGTCAGGTTGGAAAATGAAAGCATCCGGTTATTGATCTGCAGGATATGATTTACTTCTTCTTTTATATAGGTAAGAAGTTCTTTTGAGTCCTTGTTATCTCCCACTGCATCGGTCAAAAGGCTGGCACATCCTTCAATGTTCATCAGAGGGGTACGCATTTCCTTTGCTGTCTCAAAATTAATATTGCCTGCCATACGGAAATTCTGCCTCTGGGTCGCCCGTCTTTTATTGATGAAATCATGGGTAATGTCGGTTGCCACCACTACGACACAGCCTACTCTTCCCTTGCTGCTTCGCAAAGGTGTCAGTATAAATTTGTAAATAGAAAAGCCAAATTCATTTTCCGTCCCGTTTACGATCATACGTGGAAGAACGATCTTTTCTTTCTGGGAAAGGACCTGCTTCACTGCTTTGATGAGGGATAACATTTCTCCGGAAGGTGTCTGGCTTAAGTTATTTCCAAAAAGAGCCTTTGCCTCATCATTGGCAGAAACAATGTTATTATCCTCATCTACTACAGCAATACAGCCTTCCGAGCTTTCCAGGATACTGTTTAAATAGTTTTTCGATATAATCTTCCATGTTTATTTCCTCGCATAATATATTTTTTTAATATCAGTTAATTTGGTGTTGATCTTCGGTGACCACTCACCTTAGTTCCATCACCACGTTTATATGGTTTCACTACTACGATTTTCTTTTGCTGCTGTCCTCTAACGCTACTTTTTGTTTTCGCCATTGCTTCTACCTTTTACCTTTCTTTAAAGTAGAAGCGTCCAACTGGTAAATACGCTTCATTGAACATTTAAATTATTGATTATTTAATTACTGATTCTTCTTTTTATCTGGTTCAGGTCCAGGACCTACCCAGAATCTAAAAGCTTTCTTACCGTGATCTTTGGCGTAAATTTTTTCGCCATCTTTCCCGGTAATCCATGCGCGGAAAATCCACATAGATTTATCCTCCTTTCGCAATTCACTCTTGCCAAAAGGTAAATCCAGTGGTACAATTCAATTGTCTAGAAGGAATTGTAACCAGTTGAACACTGTGTTTACTTTTTTCGCAAGAGCCAAGCATCTCATGGTGCTTGGTTTTTTGTATGTATAAAACCTTTCGGTTTGACACATCATCTGTGATATTCATTATATTGAATTGTTGCTGCTTGTCTGGACATTCCACATTTTTTCATTATCTCTTCAATGCTCATATCTTTAACAAGATCATAGGGAGCCATCAACTCTCCAGCAAATGTATTTGCCTGCCATTCCGGTTGGCGATATCTCGGGATATCACCTCGCGCATATGACATAAATTCCGGTTGATGTAAAATATAATGTCCCAACTCATGACACAACGTAAAACGATCGCGCGGTCTTCCCTTTACGGCTCCTTCATATACATCGCTTCGTATACGCATGACATTTTTCTCAGTATTAGTGGTTCCATATGTATCCTGCATTTCTCCTGGATCCACAATTTCAAAGTCCATTCCACTTTCAGGGTTAGCCAGAATCCACTCTATAAACTGCACAATTGGAAAATATTCCATTTTCTCACAGCCTATTGCCTTTCTAAATTCCCTTACTAGTTTTCGAATTTTGGACCTTGATAGTGCTTCAGCAGCAACATTCATTCATCATCACCCTCCTCGTTTTCCAAAAACTTTTTCAATTTGTTCCTGTCAAAAGAATTGAATTTTCTTGCAAAGGAAAGCATCATCATCCTGTCATTATCATTCCAATTGCTAATATCAATGCTATCGTAATTTTGAGCTTCATACATGCATTGATCCAATTCTTTAATCTTATCTGAATCTAACTCATATTCTCTGATGAGAATTTCCCTCCACTCTTTGGGTGGTTTTTTCTTGCCATTTTCAACTTTTGATAAAAAAGCAGATGAAACTTCTAATTTTGTCGCCATATCGTATAAAAGTTCACCCTTATCTATCCGAAGTTTTCGGCAGAACTTTCCGAAATTGTTTACCATAGCGTTTCACCCCAATCCTTTCTAATTTGCCTCTCTAGGAGCTCCCCTTGCAAATATATATTAACCCAACTTGGTCAATTTGTCAACTCGTTTTCAGAAATTTTTTTTACATTTTTAATCATATCATAAAATCATTTACATTTCCACTAAAAATAATAGAAAGACATCCAACCACAAATAGTCAGATGTCTTTCTAGGAATAATATTATGAGGAGCCAATCGGAACACCAGGACTCGAACCTGCGGCTCGGCTTAACGGCTCATGCTCCCTCCCGATCGGGGAGGTGTTCCGGTAGTGCAGTGAGCTCCCTCACACATGACTGCCCCGGACTCATACAACACGGAGTCGAACCGCGTACCAATGTGTCAGCCTGCACTGTAATATCATTTCGGCTCTGCTGTGGCCTCAGCAATTCCCTGGCTGATATCTGCCAGAATCAACTGCCAGGCTGTGACACCTGGCAATCACTTAATAAGGAGCTTAATGAAATCTTTTCGTCAATCCCAGTATACATACTACCATAGCCGAAGCGGACATGACCGGACATTTTGAAAATTTTATAATATTTTTTCAAGATATCGGTCATGACGCTTTCTGCAGCTGTCTTCTGTATATTTCCGTTTTGGAAACCAGCTGTTCATATTTGCTGCTACCGCCACCCATGTCATGTCATCCAGGTAATAAAAACGAAACATCATTCTCAGATCGCTTTGTGGAATTTCTCGGATAAAATCATCTGCTGCATTCAGTGCGTCCTGCAGTTCGTCTTCCAGTATGTGAAGCTTTGCTACCCGCTTTTTAATCATGCCCTTCACCTGGTCAACTTCCGGAAAAGGGTAGCCGGTTATCTTGATCGGACCGATAGTGCCATCCTTTCTGGTTCCTTTTACGGTATCAGATACAACACCCTCATTCTCGATCTTGACCAGTCTGCGCCTGTCCCGGTCTATGCGGTTATGTAGGTCTTTGATTTCTTCCTTCAGCTCCACATACTGCTCCAGCACCGTCTTGTCCACCTCTGTCACCTCCCACAAGCAGTTCGTATCTATGTACCCGCGCCAGAATTGCCGGTTCTGATCTGGCATCCTCCAGGAGCTTCCTGGCCTTGTCCGGGTTCATGCTTAATTCCTTGGCAACCTGCAGCACTCTCTTCTCATCAATCATCTGGCACCTCCACTTCTGGCCACAGCATCGGTACGTTCAAATTGCGAAAATATCCTCTGCATACCTGCCGTATCGCACAGTTAAATACGCAGTCGTGAATGTCATTGTTTTTACAGTAAATTCTAATCGTGTTCACCGCCTCAGTGGCTTTCCGGTCCGTTGCCTTTCCCTGCTTGGTCTCTGTCATCTTTTTCACCTCTATCCTTGTTTACGGCACTTAATGCCCAGGCGATCACGCCAAAGGCTCCGATTAGCACGCCAACACCCATTGCAACGATTACGTCTATCATTGTTTCACCTCTCTCAGATGCTCAATAATCTGTGTCATACTCTTTTTGCAGTCTGCAAATCTTTTCCAATCACCTTCCAGGAGATAGTATTCTGTGGTAACGTAATAGCCGCCGCGCTCGTCTTTCTTCCACCAGTCATCACCTTTTGCATGTTCGGTTTCTTTGACGATGATCATTGTATTGTCCGGAAGCGGATAAGAATAATACTTTTCGCTTATTTCCGGCACAGCAAGCCACAAGTTCATCCTGTATATTTGTCCAGAAACTCTTTGCGTTTCTGATTATTTGTTAATTCGTTCAGCGTCATCTTCTCTCCTCCCAGCTCTTGCACTCCCGACAGCGAATCTTACTGCTGCACAAGGTGCCTTTTATCATTGACAGCCTCGGACAGGTCGGGTGGACGTATACAATCAGCTCACCCACTCTGCCTGTACTGTGTTTACAGGTTTTATATTTTTCTGCCATGTTTAGCTCCTTTCTTTCGTTTCTGGTAGATACTCCGGAAAATCAAATATTGTCATCTGTACTTCTGGAGGATTTTCCCACTCAACACCTATGTAATCTAACACACGTCCCCAGCCATATTTCTCACCGGTTTTCGGATCTGTACAGCAGCGATACATCCAGAACTCCCACTCTTTCGGATTTCTTTCCCGAAGTTTATCAAACCTGTGGGGACGCTGTTCCAGGTGAATTCCAAACCCACACATGGAGCATCCGGTCCGCTGTGCGCCTGTGGTTCGAAGAACTGCGATTGGATCAGTAACAATCTCTCCGTAGATTTCCGGAACAATAGATAACAATGGAACATACTCCTTAAGGCTTCCATCTTGATTCCTTCCATAAGGTTGCGCATGGAATCTTGCTTCAAAGAAATCCAAATGAGCGTGATACCATTTGTCCATTTCAAGTGCCAGTCTTAAAATATCCGATCTCATGAATATTGCAAACGGCGCGGATCTGATCACTGTCTTGCCATAATAATTACAGCCATGGTCTATCAAGGCCTCTTCCCTTTGTCCGCCTTCACTTGCCATCATCCCCAGATATGGCACACTGTTATGTTTTTTCGCCCAGTCATCACAAGGCTTTTCTTTCAGCCAATTGCAGCAGTCATTTGATACCGGAATGTCCGGATCTGGCTTGCCATAATTCACACCTTCGTTCTCATTCTCATAGCCGCCGAATAGTTCCAGCCATTTCTTCGGTAGCTGCATCCGGCTATTCTTGGCAAAATGCCCCTGCTCTCCGCATTCACCTGTTATAATGGCATGACGGACAGTTTTATTATTTTCTGTTGGGTGTTGCAGAGTATTGATTCTGCCAGCTATCTTTTTGCTGATAACCGGAAATCCGACTTCATTAAGCACTTGTACCTTGCTCTTGTATGACCGTACAATCTCAACTCCGAGAGCTCTGTGCACCTTCTGGATGCTCTTATCCTCCACCCCAGAAATAGATATTGCATGAGGTTCGATCCCGATACTGCACAACCAGATATACAGGGTTATACTATCCAATCCTCCCACGCTTACATGTACATTCATGTCTCTGCTAAGGATTTCCTCATAGAACTGCCAGGCTTTGATTGCCTGTCTTTTAAGCTTAACCTCATAAGGCAGCCTTTGACGTGCCGTAAATATAGCTCTCTGCTCTTTCTTCTTTTGTTTCCACTCTTCCGTGGATAATTCATTTTCCATCTTTTCAAGAAGCCCGGTATACCCTTACTCCGGCCGGAGGCTGGCTCCTTTCGTTTACTTTATGTCGCTTGTCCGCAGCGGAATCCGCATATTGCTTTACATCCCATGCAGCATTGCTCTCTGCAAGGCTCGATATCGTTACCTTCCATTATTGACTGTAGGATCAGGCTTTTCGCGGTAAACATCCTCTCACATCCTGTGTCCGTCATAAATTCACAGGCATAATCATTTATCTTTTTTCCCTCTGATCTAACAATACATGCTTCACAGCCAATAGAATCTTTCAGCGTACAGATCACATATCCATCCGGAAACAGTTGTATAGGAGCAGCTATACAATCTTCTATAGTACAGCCAGTATATTCAACATAGTGCTCACACTTGCGCTCTGGATAAAAAGCACCTCCCCTACACCAATGCTCCTGCTCTCCTAGTTTATTCCAGTTACTCCAGCCAGTACGCGGCGGTTTATCCGGGAATGCTTTATTGTACGGGTTTGCTTTTGCCCGGAAATCATCCCAGCATTTTCCATACACACATCTGTGGGACCACCAAAGCAGACAGGTCTTGCAATAACAATCCTTACAGTACATTTGTAGGCTTGGATTTTCTGATATTTTCAAGAAGTCCGATAACTCCATCTGGCCTTCACAACTATAATTTTTAAGCATTTCTTCTAAGTCTTCTTTCAGCCCAGAAACTTGTTGATAAAATACTGCTGTCCCTTTCCGGTAACTTTTGTTGTTCTGGTGACTCTTACGCTTCCATCCGGATTAGTAATGGTGGTTTCTTTTACCTCAAACAAGCCCATGTCTGCTGCCTTCTGGGTTGGCATGTTTCGACTGGATCCGGATTTTATCAGATAACCGTTTTCTCTCATCCATTCAAACAGGCGTTTCTGTCCTGTCTGGACACCATTCTGGCAAATGAGTTTTGCAAGGTCTCCGATCAGAATTGATGTATTGCTGGCTGATACGGCATCTGCAAAAATGGTTTTCGGCTTGTCCGCTTCAATCTTTAACCTCTGCTCTTCAATTACCTTGTCTCTTTCCTCGATTTTCTTCTGTGCCACCAAGACTGCCTTGGCCATCAGTTCATCATCAGAAAGATGTTCTTGACCTGCAATGTAACCACCGTTCTTACGGATAGATGGAAGAACTTCCGATGTCACCCATTTCTTAAATCTCTTTGCTGATGCAAGCTTACTGGACAATATAAGACTGTAAAGACCAGATTCTTTGATAAGCCAACCACCACGCTGTCCTAAACTCGACGCTGATTTGTCGTTGAGTTTGTCATCCTCATCAACATGCATTGCAATAGCTTTGTTAGGATCTGCATACCCAAGAATCACCGCCACATCTTTACCAACAAACCACGGTTCATTCTCAATAATTACAGTTCGGATTTCTCCAAACTCTGCATTCTTAAAAATCTGTAAATCATTCATTAACTCTGTTCTGTCCCTCCTGGCTTTTCTTTAACAGCTGTTTTTCATATTCCTCAAAGTCATATTCCCTCTGTGGAAAGTTATTGAACCGGTTCTTACTGCCCTTTGCTTCTGTCTTCCTGGTTCTTGCTTTTTTCAGAGGGTAGAAGCTCTTCCATCCGTTCATAGCGGATTTCTTTACAATGGCAGTCAGCTCCTCTGGCTTGTCAGACATGGACAGGAGTTCTTCCCTCAGAAGCTGTACCTGTTCCTTTGTTAGACTGTCTCCATTGTTCTGTCTTACCTTCAGGAATAACAGGAAGGCATCATTCAGAGAAGAATCTTCAAAGTATGTACCCGGCGGAGCCGTATATATATACTCTCCTTTCTTTTCCTTTCCTTTTGTGTCATTTTTCTCGGAATTATCATCATTTTTCCTGGAATTATCGGGATTATTCTCGGAATTATTTAAAGAAGGGTTCACTTTAATAAAGGTCTCCGTTTCTTCCTCCGGAAGGAGCCAGAAACCCTCTACTGTGATCGGATTTTTCAGTGCCCTGGCTTTTACCATTGCCTGATATCTCCGCTGTATTCCGGCAGAGGTCAAGACCTTGTCCGACTGAAAAAGTGTGTTATCAAACAGTGACCGTTCCAATAAGAAGTTCAAGACCTGCTTCACCTTGTTGCTGTCCATGCTCAGATCATCTGAGACAATGAACTCAAAATCCTCATCAATCTTTAAATAATATCCGGCTTTGTATATCTCACATAGGATATACAAATATAAGGTAACCCCGTCAACTCCATAACGCGCTTTCAGGATCTTTACCTTCTTGTCTGAGAAGAAATCCACATCCAGGCGAAAAAAGCGATTTCCTTCCTGTTTCCGCCTTGCCATATATGATTAAGCCTCCAGTTCTTCCAGACAGATCTCCAGTCTTGGTCTTTCGCTGTACTGCTTTCTTACCTGCAGCTCCACGACCTGAGTGTCGTCCCTGTATGCCACTTCGTTAAGGGCATCCAGAACAGCTTTTACAATGTTGTCAATATCCGGCTTCTTAGTTGGGAGCAGCTCCCCATTTAACATGGCTGACTTTTTCACCTTGGAACTGCTTTTAGGTATTTCATAAAAAGCCTGGATCCTCGCTTTGATATATGCTCCATCTGGAAAGCGCTGCTCACCAGCAGCCTCCATATAACGGGTAGCAATAAAATTCTCATACAGGACCGTTTTATCCGGTGTTGTGCTGCTCATAGCCTTTTTCTTGGCATTATAGTAAGTACGCGCCCTGGCTTTTCCCTGAGGCTTGCCAGGCACTGTGAAACAAATTGCTGTCATAAATATAAGTCTTCCTTTCCGCTTCCCCAGCCTGTTTAAGACCAGGGAAGCGTTCTATCACGCGATAATAGTTAAACGCTTGTAAAGATCTTCTTCGCTCTCAAGGTTGCGCACAAAATAATCTCGAATTTCTTTCATTGCAACATTCTTCCAGAGACCACCTTCGGCTTCTACGATTTTGAATACCGGAGCACCACCAGCGTCCTTGATACGGAAAACAAACTCACTTTCCGGCTGCTTCACTTCCAGGAAGGTCCTGTATGGGATAAGGGTAACCGGATTCGGAACCAGAACATCTGCTTTTGATGCAATCCCCTGCTTAATGGTTGTCTTCTGGGTAACGCCGTCATCACCATAATTGGCTGTTGTTTTTGCCTCAACATTTCCAGATACTTTCAGGATAGCTTCCAGATCAGTGTTCTCTTCAAAGTTTGCCTGCATTTCAATGAGAAAACGCTCCTGATCGTACCACTCATCATAGCGGAAGCGTGGAGTCTCAGCCCTGCACACAAACAGGCGCTCTCTTTTTCTCTCTGCATTCAGACCGGAATACAGTTCTACTTTTGTCGGACTTATCACATGAATGATCATGGACTCTCTGAGTTCCTTGGTGCAGCTCAAGATATAATCAATCATGCTGCTTAAGTTGGACGCCTCAATTGGCTCCGCCATAGGTTCATCGTCATATCTGCTCAGGTCCTTATCACAATAGGTCTTGCCTGCAATCGTGACAACTTTCGGTTCCATTGCTTCTGCTTTTAAATCTGTGATGTACTTGATTGCTTCTTTGATCATCTTTCTTCCTCCTTATGCCTGTCTGGCTCTTAAATCAATTACATTGTCTGAATGTTCCGCCTGTTCAATGATCTCCCCAGTGGAAGGATCAACCTGGCGCGGTGTTTTTTCCCTCTCATCAAAGGAATCCGTTACCTCCTCAATGGTCATCTGGCCTGGGATCTGGCTGCCAATCTCAACAGCCTCCACTTCATTTGTACGGATGTTTTTGCCCATGCTGAGGGCTGTCACAGCTCCAAGAGCCGGTGCCAGGGTGGATTTTGCCTGTACTCCCGTAGTAACAAAATTCCTTGCCTCATTCGGCTTAAATTCGATCACAACAGTGATCCTCCGCTTGGCAGTTGCGTCTGTGTTCGGATCCTGGATGTTCTCCGTCACCTTCTTCAGCTCCCTGTTGATCTGTTCCGTAAACGCACCATTTGCGAATTTTTCCATGTCAATATGCTGCATTTCTTACTCCTTTCCTACCTGGCAGCATGAACAGGTACTGCCAGGTATCAACGTATTGTGATATATAATGACGCATTTCCATGATAGGAAGCACCACTTGCTGTTTATTCTGCTGTGCCCTGGTTGTTTACGGCTTCTGCAGTTTCTGTACCATCTGGAGCCTCCTGGGATACTTCCTGGTAATCAGCATCAATCGGCTCCTGTTCGTTTGCCACCTCGGACATATCTACACTGAGCTCGGTCTTCACACTCTCATCATTGGAAAGCTGCATGACAAAGTCAGATTTTAGAGGTGCGTATTTCAGACATTTCTTAATAACGGTTTTCTTTGCCATTTCTTCATAATTCGTTTTCCAGGGACTAAAGCTGCTAGCAAAGCTCTGGCTGAATCTTCTGGCATGATTGTCAATATCTTCTTTACTCATCACTTCGAAACCATATCCGCCGTTCTTTGCTTTCCAAAGCGCATACACCAAAAGCATTTCCCCTTTGTCCTTAATAGCCGGTTTATGTACCAGTTTTGGCTCCAGTCCCAATTCATACTCAAACACATCATTCTCATAAACACACTGGGCCTGTACAGTCTGAATGTTGTCGTTGCGGTAAACCATGTCGATCAGACCTTTATATCCAATCTGGAACTGACATTCCAGCTTTCCATGATTCTTGTATGGAATCAGATATGCTTGTCCCAACGGTGTGTTTGGTTCCAGACCGAGCTGCGCCGCATTCATAAGCGCGCCAAGGAAAGACATCTGGCTGCACTCCTGTAGCTTCGGAGTGGTATTTAAGGCGGATAACGCCATTCTGGTAAAACGTTCCGGGGTGATCACCTTGGGAAGGGCTTTCTCAATCTCCGGCTTCATGGCCTTGATCATGTCCGCAATGCTCATGGACTTGGTAAGCTTTACTTCCCCTTTATTTCCTGTTTTCTCTGCTAACGCATCTTTTACTCCCATTCTCTCTGCCTCCTGTTATGCAATCTCTTTTACAGTAAATCTTCTGCTGGATGACTCTTTGGCATATTCCTTATAGATATCCGGATGATCTGCCTTCAGCTTTTTCGAATCTACCCGGCTCGATACTATGGATTTCCATGTAATTGAATATTTATCGGAATCAGCCTTCTCCGCATCTTCCATAAAAAGCTTAACTTCCTGCTCAATCTGCTTCTTTTCCTGGTCCAGCTTATCCTGAAGTTCCAGGATCTCTGATCTTCGTTTCAGCTTTTCGTCGAACCCGATCAGCGGAATGACTTTCTCCGGATCTGACTTTCCATAATATTCTGATAAGATCTTTTCAGCAGCCTCACTGCCATCTGGAACAGGCATTTTTCTGGCAAGCACGTTGTTATTCCAAAAATCCGTCTCCACTGTGATCAGCATCTGGATAATGCCCTCATCACGCTCAATCTTGCGCCAGACAAACTCCCTTCCAAGGATCACACAGGCAATATACCAGGCATCAGCTCCGGTCACAGCCATATAGTGGTGGCACTGGATTTCATAGGATTCCGGGATATGTCCATCTTTCCATTTATCTGCAGAATAGGCGGAAGCTGTTTTACACTCCAGTCCCGCGTTCTCTCCTACAATCAGCCGGTCTACGTTGGCCAGCATAAAAGGATTTTCTTCCATGTAAAAAATAGAATTTGCACGGCGCACTTTCTTTCCGGTCTCTTCCATAAACCTGCGTGCTACATACTCCTCCAGGTCGCGTCCCTGTCTCATGGACTCGTTGTCTTCTTTCTCAGTTACCTCTTCCTGGGTTTTATCCTGGTAAACGGAAATCGCGGTTGCATATGGATTTAAGCCACAGATACTGCCCGCATCTGATCCACCGATTCCTTTTTTACGGTATTCCAGCCAGGTTGCATGGTCCATTCCCGAAGTAGATACTAATCTGTTTAATTTCATCCTTATCTTCCTTTCTTTAATTCACGTAATTCTTCTATAGATCCAAGGTCTTCATACTCACCCAAACGGTCTGCCACTGTTCCAAACAGTACCGTCTGCTCCTGCTGCCACTCCAACCGAAGAGAAGAAGCCCTGCAGCCAGGGATCCGGTATACTACTCCATTTGGATTAGCAATTGTAAGTCTGTTTCTCATGCCTTATTCATCTCGCTTTCTTTCTGCACCACATCTTCTACCATTGAATGCATAAAATCCCGTGTGGTTACACTTTCTGACTCTTTAATGCTCTTATCAAGCATATGATACAGTGCATGTAATACAGTCTGAAATTCATCAACCAGCACGTATGTGCTTCCCTCTACTGTTGCCTTCGTTGTATTTCCCTTTTTCTCAACTTTAATCATTGACTTTTCCTTTCTACCCTTCTACAATGAAAGGGTGATAAACTGTTTTTGTCCATTGGACGCCGGATCCTGATGAGCTGCTACTCTCAGGATCCATTTTCTTTTAACAACCGTGTAAGGTGTTCCTTAGCTGCTTCGTAGTTTTTAACGGATTCTTTCATCATTACTTCTTCGCGATAGATATCATAAGCAGTCATTTTGCTTTCTGGAGGTTCCTCCACCCAAACCCGGCATGGATATCCAGCTAATCCTATTTCGAAACTTACATGGATTCCGCTTGCTATAGCTTTCTTCGAAAGTCCATACAACTCATCTATCATTTTTTCTAAAACCATGGTCTCCTCCTTTCCAGATTGGTTCTTCTTTTGGGCTACATTGCTGCTCGTTAATTTTTCAGTAATGAGTGAATCCAGATTACAACTAAAATTCCTAACGCGACTAATTCACCAACGCTCATGTTCTCTTCCCTTCTGGCTCTGTCCCCTGTATCAGCATCCACGCAAGCATTGATAATGCCATTGCTCCTGCAATCTGCAGTCCGTCCCACTGCCAGAACGGCAGGTATGTAGCAAGGGTGCCTATGATGGCTGATATGATTATGTTACGCTTCATTCCCAGTCTCTCCTTCCACAACAGCCCGGTTGCTCCAACCGATCATTTGTACCAGCTTTTCCGGATGAAATGCCGGAGCATACTTCCTGGCATTGCGGTCCAGGAGCTGGCGCCGATAAGTAAGATAATCAATGAACACCAGAACGTTGATCAGGACAATGTTTCCGTCCCGGATAATGGCATAATCGTTATAACGCCCTGTTTTGATTTCATCTTCAATTTCAAACAATCTTGTCCGCACAGTTCCGGCACTGATCTGGAACTCTTTTGTAAGCTGCTCTTTTCTCATGTACGGATATCCCCGTATGGATTCTGTGTAAACCATCTTTTACTTACCTCCTTTTATAGATCATGGTTGTACGGAGTTACTTCAGCTTTTTCATAACCCCTGTCCGGTTTGTGTACGACCGGTTCTGAGCTTGTTTCTCCTGTTTTCTTACATCTCCAAGCAGCCGCTCCAGATCACTGATCACCTTCCGGTTCTCTTTCATCCAGTTACAGATTGGAGCTGTTGCTTCTTTCATGTCTTTTGCCTTTCTCCGCTTCTGCCGTATATCCCGCAAAGTAAATCCCTGACAGATATAGTCATACTGGCTGTTTTCGTTAAGCTCGATATTATGTAAAATATCCTGTGTCTGGCGATCCATATCATTTTCTGTGAGAATTGCCAGCCGATTAGACTCTTCACAGGTACGGAGAAAACTTAAGAATGCATTTAATTCAGTGCTACAGTTAGCTATTTCAATCACCTCTTTCTGTCGAAATGTCTCGAACTGTGTTGCGTAAAATAGATAACGTGTCCTCATTACTCTTAATTGTCATTTCACACATCTCTTTAACATAGCCATCTACCTTTTTGAAATAGTAGGTGGCTAATATTTTAGTAGTGATCACTGACGCTAAAATACTTGCTCCAATAATTGCCATTTCACCTACACTCCTTGACTCAAATTGTTTTACCAATTGTTATTACTATCATTACGACCTTAATCACAATATTCCTAGCAGCTTAGCAATTCCCATGCCTATAAAACTTCCTATAATTCCACAAATGGTGGGAATTGCAGATTCTTTTAGAATGTCTATCATGCTTTTTCGTCTCCTTTCTGAGGAAACTGATCGGATTGTATGAGCGTTATATTCGACAGCTCTCAAAAGAGTTTTAAGAATACAGGCATATAACCAAAGAAAGCTATAATTTCACCAATCAGCAGAACACTTTCCCACAATATTATGTTGTCAGATACTATACAGAGAATGACTGATAATATTAATAATCCAGTGCCAATAAAACAGCATGCTAAGCACAATGTTTCCATATCCTTCTCCTTTCTGTTGCTTCTCCAATTTTCATTGACTTTTCTCCTAACTTTTCATATCCTTTTACTACAGGTTCCTGCCAGAACCGAGTACGTAGAAAGGAGATATTCGCATGAAATACGTGTTGCTTGAGAACTTCATTCCTTGTGGTGCTTATGAAGGAACTCCAGGTTCTGATGAACATGGTAATTTCATAATGTTTACTTTGGATGCAGCTAACGCTATCACGGCTGGTTCTTTTGTAAAAACTCCGGATGGAGATATGTTCTTATTAAAAGAACAAGACTATATAAAAGATTCTGATAACCACATAGCTGCTTGCAAATATTATTACTAAGCTAATGTTCATCCCGCACAGGCGCCGAACTATTTTTATTCTGCGTCTGTGTGGCACAGTAAATCTCTGTATGTACTATTTTTCTAAATTTTTCTAAAATCTCCGCTTCTGTAATCTTTGTCGCATCAATAACGACATCTGCAATAACCGGCATCTCTGTAGGATTTTCAACTTTTTCATAATTCATGAGCTTGGATATATTCCATCCATCCGCTTCTTTTATTGATAGCTTCACTAGGCATTCCGGCTTTTTGCCATTAACCAGGAAAATACCATTTTCATAGTCAATGAAAATATTTTCTATTCTGTCGAACAACTCACTTCATCTCCTTTCCTGTTACTTCTCCCGCAGTTTCTTAATCCGATACCCATCGTTCCAATGGAATTCCTGTGGCTGTCGCGATTTTGCTAAGTGTTTGAACTGTAGGTTTAGAATTATCGTTTTTCCAACGCCCCACCGTTCCGTTTCCAATATCACATTTTCTTTCAAATTCCATTATTGAAATTTGATTTTCTTTGCAATAAGAAGCCACTTTTTCGTAAAACAAAATAAAGCCTCCTCTCTAAAAATTGTTTCTGATTTAGAAAAAAGTCTATTGACATATATTAGAGATTATTCTAAAATGTAAGTGTCAGCAAACATTGAGATCACTCTTTTATTATATGTTTTAGACTTATTTCTAAATCATATCTTCATTATAAGGAGCTATCTCTCATTTGTCAAGCGTATTTTTAGACTTATTTCTAACTTTTGGGAGGTACTATGGATAGTGTTGAATTAGTTAAACAGATTTGTAAAGATCGGAAAATTCCAATATCAAGGCTCGAGAAGGATTGTGGTTTTGCAAATGGCTATATAAGAAAATTAAAAGAAGGAAAATTTCCATCCGATAGACTTTTAATAATAGCCAACTATTTAAATCTTTCAACAGAATATTTATTGACTGGAAATGACAATCCAGAAGCTGAACTTACTGCAAAAGATAACCGTGACATTGCTAAGGACTTGGATAACATCATGGAAAAACTTACATCTGGAGAGGACGGACCTGCCAGCTATAATGGTGAAGAGCTTAGTACAGAAGCAGCTGAACTTTTTCGAGCTGAATTGGAAATTGCATTAAAGCGACTGAAAATTATTAACAAGGAAAAATACACCCCTAAGAAATATAAAAAGTAGGTGAGATACTTGAATCACAATATCAAGAAAATTGTTTCTTACTGCAAAAGAAAAACAGGAACATCTGATCCCTTTGCCATTGCTGATCAACTGGGAATTCTTTACCAGATATGCGATCTGCGTTTTGAAGGATGCTATATGTTTCTGAAAAATCACCGCTACATATTTATTAATGAAAATCTTCCAGAGTATGAACAGCGTCTTGTCATGGCACACGAGCTTGGGCATGCTATTCTGCATCGGAAGGAAAACTGTTATTTTATCAGAAATAAAACTCTTTTGTTAAATTCAAAGAAAGAAATTGAAGCTAACAAATTCGCCATGGAGCTACTGCTCCCAGATTCGTTTCTGGATGAGTACAGAGATTTTACTATTGACCAAATATCCAGGATGACTGGATATCATAAAAAATTAATTGAATTGAGAATACATAGTTGAGGAGAAAAATTCTGTGTCCGCAAAATTTTCAAAAGAAGATGTTATACAAAATAAAAAGCAAGCTATAAAAGATCTAAATCATATGTTGGAAGGTTTTATCAATGATCCAACTGGTCAGCGTTTAAAGAAAGCTAATTTACTTTCATATTGGCTTAAAGATTATGTTCGAATGGTTGATTTTGAAGAAACCTTTGACCCCAAAAGAAATATTGCCTACAAACGTGGTGATATTGTCAAACTAAATTTTGGTTTTAATATTGGCAGTGAATATGGCGGATTGCACTATGCCATTGTAATTAACAATAAAAACCCTCACAACTCCTCCGTTGTAACGGTTATACCTTTGACATCCCAGAAAGGCGATGCCCATGTGCATCATAACGATGTCGAATTGGGCAATGAGCTGTATCGAAGTTTAAAGTTAAAATATGACACTATCGCTCAGCAAGTTCAAGCTGAATGTGAGGAAATTGATAAAATGTTAGGATTGATTAATATCTTAACCACGGCTGTCGATGTTGCACTCGCAACACCTGCTGGCTCTCCAGAAGCTTCTGAGGCTGCTTCTGCCGCTCAAAAATATATGGAAATCGCTAATGATTTAAAATCAGACTGGCAAATAAAATCAGAACAAAATCAAAAGGAATCGAAACAGCTTGAAAAAATAAAAGCTGAAATAGATCAAATGAAAACTGGTAGCATTGCCTTAGTAGATCAGATTACAACTGTTAGTAAAATAAGGATCTATGACCCAAGAAATGCGTATGGCGTCCTATCCGGGATTCGTTTATCACCTGAGTCCCTTGATAGAATAAATAGTAAAATAAAAGAATTATTTGTTTTCTAGTATTTTTTCTTGACTGTGAGTATAATATAATATATAATGTATGTGCTGTCAGAGAGTAATATCTCTTGCAACAGAGCCTATAGGGCATAAAAGAAGACAGATTTACATTATGTGAAGACCTCGCAGTTAATGCGAGGTCTTTTACGTTATAAAAGAAAAACCGCCCTAGTGTTGGCGCACCAGAGCGGCGAGCACATCCGAAGATGCACACTATTTTGAGCAAAAATATTGTATCATCTTCGGGGCAGCCATGCAAGCGGAACCTTTGTTCGCGCTGGCTGTTATTTTTATACTTATTTTTCCCGGCACTTGCGCCGGCGCAATAAAAAAGAAACCATCTCGGTGATTCTGCCGGAATGGTCTGTATAAGGAGGATGATATCATGTGGGTTGAAGAATCTAAAAATGGAAAATTCAAATTCTGTGAGCGGTATGAGGACTATTTGACTGGAAAAACAAAACGTGTATCTGTCACAATGGACAAGAATACCTCTCAGTCCAGAAAAACAGCACAGAAGACTTTGGAATTAAAAATCCAGCAGGCTATGGGAGCTCGTCCGGATCATCAGTGTACCTTGAAAGAATTGGTTGAGGAATATAGAAAAGATCAGAAAAAGACAGTCAAACAATCTACATACTCCCGAAATTATTTTGCCTGCAATGCCATTATGAAAATGCTTGGTGAAAGTACAATTGTGGAGCACATGACTGCCAAGTATGTCCGCAGCAGGTTTCGTGATTCTGGAAAGGAAAACAGCACTTTAAATGAACACCTTACCCGTTTCCGCGCTCTGATCCGCTGGGGATATAGTAACGATATGATCAGTGACATTACTTTTCTGGAGAAAATAGAACCTTTCAAGGATCTTCCTCATAAACAAAAAATACAGGATAAGTACCTGGAATCAGATCAGCTCAAAGCCTTATTGGATGGAATGGATCACACTCTTTGGAGACTGTGTACTGAATTCATGGCGCTGTCTGGTCTGAGAGTTGGTGAGCTGATTGCCTTGGACCGTATAGATGTGGATTTTAAAAACAAGGTGATCCATGTAACAAAAAACTATGATTATATAAACCAGATCGTCACATCTCCAAAGAGCTTTTGTTCGATCAGGGATGTGTATATGCAGGAGGAACTGGAAAATGTATGCAAACAATTAAATGCGCTGATGCTCCGCCGACGCTTAATGTTTAATATTGGAAAGCCAGCCCTGTTTCTCTTTTCCAGGAATGGAACTTATATACACTATTATTCCTACAATAAATATTTAAGGGAAAACTCCAAGCGTGTCTTAGGGCGTGCTATCACCCCACATGCCCTGCGTCATACCCATGCCTCTCTTCTCTTGGAGCAAGGTATCAGCATTGATACCATCTCTAGGAGACTCGGACACGAAAACAGCAAGGTTACCAAAGAAATATACTTAC